GTTAAGTATTTAGTATACAGTTATTTATCCTTGAAGTCAAGCACTTCTTATTTTTATTTATCCTTTTGAGTAAAAAAGTCATAATAGCGTCCTAATCTTTCGCAAAATAAAAATTCTTATCCAACCATGGCAAAATAATATCTTCCTGCCGCAAGTAGCCAAACTTATTTACTGACGCTGCAAGCGAGTCGTGAAGCATACCTTTTTCTACTAGGTCATACCAGCGTGTGGTGGCTGGGTCCATAGGTGGAGTCTCTGTTTTATATACCGCTAAGTGTATCCAAGGATCGTTGGGCTCCTTATACATATACGAATCTTTACAGTCAAATCCATTTACGGCCAGCATGTAAATCAGGTTACATATATTATAAGTGAAAAAGCACCCATCGTGAACTCTATTGACAAGACGATTAAAGCGATAGTTAAATGTCTGCGGCACTATGATGACCAGCATACCATTTAATGACATCTGCTCATTCCATAACTTCAAGGTGGCTAGCGGGTTGATGCTGTATTGAAATGCATCGTGACACCACATCAAGTCAACTTTTCTGGGCAACAGCCTCTCTTCAAAGTTTCCTGTTATCTGGTGTAGGTTGGGTAAATCGTAATCATTTCCACTATGATCTTTGTCCACCGCATAGCAGGTAAAGTTGTAAGGTTGCGGGTATTCGTCGCGTGTTTCTGCAGTTGCCCACCAGTTTATGTCAAGCCCATGGCCAGAGCCCATGTCTGCCACCACTTGTAAGCTGTCCATGAAGCTGTCATATCCCGACAAAATCTCTAACACTCGCAATGAGTGATCATGGCTATCGTATCTGTCCTTAAAGGTGTCTACAAATGACATTATTTTCTTCTCGCTCTCGGGGTATCATCTTTTTTAGCTTGAGGGGTAGATTGTGACAGTTTGACATTAGTATGCCCAGTTAGCACTTTATCAATTTTAGCAGTTGCTATTTTTTCTGTAGTGGAAATAGTGTCGGCAGCTGATTCGGGCTCTGCTATTTCATCAGCTTTTGAGCCAGCTGGTTTTAACTTGAAACTAAATCCGCCCTTAGTTGGGTCAGTGGCTCCAGATTTAGTTTCTAAGGTTACTACCCCATCAAGCTGGGCCGGCCATTGTGTGTTAAAAATTAGTTCACCTGTTTTGTTTTCAATGTCAGTATACTGTTGAATAAAGTTATACCCAAGAATTTCTAATATAGCAGATTGAAATTCCGGTAACGCCCCAGAGTTAACTATATCCATCACTGCTAGTTTAGTAACATAGGTAAGTTTGCCTCCGTCCTCCCCACGACTTTTTAACCCCATGAATAATTCAGCATATTTGGGCATAGTGGTACCATTTTTTAAACTATCATTTATTTCATTTATTATTGACAATGACCAGGGCAGAAATTTATGAAACTTTGATGGAATTTTATTTGGAATTCTTTCATGAAATAAGTTCATTGCTTGAAATACTTGACTAACTGATTGCGGTGAGGGCAGACTTTTATTTTGACTTATATCAATTAAATCTACTGCAGTTTTGCTAGCTTTTTTCTTGCGAAGAGATTCGGGTATTACTAAGCTACCCATACTCGGTGCGGCTCCACCCTTTGACCCCTTGCTTGATATATTGACTTGGCGCTCTGTTGTTGGATTAACAATAGACGCAAAACTATCCGCAAGCGGGTTATTTGATGCTGCTGGAAAATTTAATACTAACGCATTTAAATCCCCGCCAAGCCAATCTAAAAACCCAGAAATGTTTTTAAATTTTGACCTGCCTTTGACTAGTGCCAATACTCCTAAATATTCCCCAGCATAGTCCACAATAGCTTTTTTAATTTGTGTATTTTTAACGAACTCTTGTGGGATAGTAGGAGGGAGTCCGTTATCTAGTGCGTTGGCTACTTCAATTACTGCTTTTCCATACTCCGTGCTATTCAAAACTGAGTTACTTGATATTTCGCTCGCTAACTCAGACGCAGGGATAAATTTATTTGTCAACCCAATTTGCCCAGGTTTAACTAACACCCCTTCTTTATTTATCTCAGCAGTGTCTGAATCATCCCCTGGTTTAGCAGATGCGCCGCCAAACTCTGAGGTTTTACTAAATGAGCTCAATGGCCACTGCTTACCATTTATATCAGTTCCCATGACACGGCCAGTAAACAATTTGTTTGAGATCATTTCTTCAAAACGGTCTGCTTCAGCCGGATCTAAAATAACTTCAACACCGTCGGCGTCAGTGTAAAATTTGCCCCCTGTTCGAATATGCTCTAAGAATGCTGCGATTCGTGCAGGGTATTTTGTTATTTGTGCTGGGGTAAGAGTAGCCTCTAATAAGTCTATTTTGTTTAGTAATTGACGCATGAAAAATCCATAATGGTATATCACTATTTAGTATTTTTCACAATGTGATATCTTCCATTCCAGCTGTTCTAAGACGGCACACATGACCTAGCATAAAATTCTTTGATTCTATCCCTTTTAAAACTCCGAGCCATTTATTTCGCATCAAGGCAACTTCATTTATGATACATTCAAAATCAATTACATCAGGCTCACCGTCTACATATTTTTCAGCATCACGGCTAGTCAGCACTCTGTTATACCCTTCCAAATACTTTTGAAAGAATGTTCTCCTAAGTTTTCTAAGCTGTAGCTCCAAATATCGCAACACAGCTTCAATTTCTTGAAGCTGATTGAATCTTACTTCAGTTATACCTGGCAGTGCCGAAATGCTTTTCTCAACATTACCATGAATTGTCACATCATATTTGGCTTGCTGCAGCTCTGCTTCATAATATGCGATAAATTCTGGCAGGCGTGATATGTCTGCTGTTACCTTTGTATACCAAGTCATTTATATGACCTCACTTATTGATTACTCGTCGTCTTCAGCGTTGTAATCGTCATCAAGATCTTCGTCATCAATGGCATAAGTTTTCAATGCTTTAGCCAACTTTGAATCAGTTGCACCCAATAGTTTAAGCTCTTCATCAGAGATCAGATCTACTAGAATACTCATGACATTATCAGCTGCTTCTTGCCTATCCTTCGAGGGGATATACTGCTTTAAGCTGGAATACATTTCGCATAAAACATCTATTTCAATTGTCATAATACTATCCTTGGGTAAAATGTTATTTAGCCTGCTACATCTTCTTCAGCCACTTCTGCTACCACCACTGATTTCTTAGTAGGGTTAGCTGAGATGTTAGCCATCACTTTGTCAAGAGTTCCGTCCTTGTTGCTTTCCCATGCCTTACGGAACTGTTTAATCACAGTGCCGTCAGCCATTGTAAACACCAAGCTATTGCCGTCCTTCTTCAACAACCCTTTGCCTTCAGCCAAATCAACTAACCCGCTGTATGGATTCATTCCTGTTTCATACGGAATCTTAATTTGCACTGACTCAAACGGCTTGGCATAGCGAGTTTTCATAATCTTACAAGCTGCACGAATACCGTTTACTCCCGTAGTCTTGTTACCGTCTTCATCCTCTTTCAACTTCAGTTTACGCATAGCAACCACGATGGATGATGCGTAGATGAAGCCTTGACCGCCGGAGATTTTGTCGTCTGGGTCAAACATATCTTGGCTCGCATAAGTATGATTGGTACACACCATTCCTACATTATAGCTTCCAAACATATTAACACAATTACGTACTAACGAGGTGAGTGCTTTGGGTTTGCGACCCATGTCACCCTTCATGTTACCAGCTTCAAACTGGTCTACATCAGTTGGAGTAAGCAACATACCCAACGAGTCTATAACAAACAAGATTTTTGTTCGCTGCTCTTCAGGCATTGTTTTATATTCTTTCATAAACTCTGAAATGGTCTTGGCCACATCATCAATCATTGCCAAATTAAGTTTAAGTAATTTGTCTTCTGAGGTGTCAACCCCTAGTGCTTGCAGCCAAGCTTCATCTAATGCGTTTTCTGTATCAATCAAGATAGGGAAAATATCTTGCTCTTGTGCTGCTTTGACCAAGTTTCCAGCACAAACAAAACTCTTACCCGATCCTGATTCACCTGCAAAGACTGTTACCTTACCTAGTGGTACTCCCTTGTGGAAATCTCCACTGATTAAAAAATTCAAAGCAAAATTCCCAGTTGATACCCAATCTGTGGGGTCGTTAAAGCCAATGCCAAGACCCTCAATAGACTTAGTAATAGACTTGCGAAATTTTGAAATGTCAAACGGACGTCCTGCCATGTTATGGCTCCTTTTAAAAGATAAAGAGTTGCCCTGCTATTACACAAGGCAACTCTGCTAACACTTACTTATGCTGCTGACTTTTGGCGGCTACGAATGAGTGCCAAAATATCTTCTGCGCGGCTGCCTGTTGCGGCTGGTTTAGATGCGACTGGTGCTGCAGGTTCATCAGCGTCAAAATCCTC